ATGGGGACCCTCAAAGTCTTCAAATGTTCTTCGTCGTCGAGCTTAGTTACTGCTGAACACCTCCAACTGACCTATTTTAATGGATCCGGAAATACTACAGCATACTCCATCGCAGGATCCCAACAGAGCAATCAAAACCACCCTTACCGGAGATGCGAAGTTGATCTTACTGGACTATCAACTACAGAGCCTGAATACATATGGATCATATATCAGGGGGGTGGTGATCACCGAGGGGATTGTGCACTAGGTCATATACATTTCACAACCTTAGATACTCCTGATAATGTAATAACTACAACATCAGCTCCAGTCGCACTCAAGGTTTATAGCAGCGATATAAAATTTCACAATCTACCCACATCAGACCCCATAAACCCCGGACAACTCTGGAAAGATGACGATGGTACTGCCCATCTAAGTTATATCAGAGTCTCAGCCGAATAAATGAAAATGAGTTGATATTTATAAGTACAGGAGAGCACAATGGCTGACACAACTAACTTATTTGCCGGAACGGCAGTTTTCAATCCCGGCTTCGGACAAACCCCATTCGGAACATACGATTCCCAAGGTACATACAATACTGATGTAGAATCTACAGCCCTATGGTGTGCTAAAAGACTTGGCTATCCGATTGTTGATATTGAACTTCAAGATGTTCATTTCTTTGCATGTTTTGAAGAGGCTGTCACAGAGTATGGTGCTCAAATACAAAGATATCAGATTCGTCAAAATCTTTTAGATGCTACATCCCAAACTAAAACGAATTTAACCACAGGTTCAGCAGACGGACTAAATGGCTTGATAAGTCTAACCGAACATTACGGAACGGAGGCTCTATCAGGAGGTAATACAGATTTAAAAAGCGGCTCAATTGCAGTAACTTCAGGATCTCAGGTCTACGATCTACAATCACTATGGGGAGCAGTTAGTGAAAGTAATAATAAGCTAGAAGTACGAAGGGTCTTTCATAATCAAACTCCTGCATCAAGACGATATTTTGATCAATATGCAGGAAGTGGTAATAGTGCTATGACAGTGGGTGAATTCGGATGGCAAAACAGAGGTGCTGGTGTATCATTTACAATGTTACCAATATATGACATTCTATTAAGACAACAACAAGTTGAATTTAGTGATATGATCCGTAAGTCAACATATAGTTTTGAACTTCAAAATAATAAAATAAAACTATTCCCAGCACCAACTACCGATTTTACAATGTGGTTCCAATATTATGTAAAAAAAGATAAGTACACAGATAGTATAGGAGCTTCAGGAACAGTATCCAATTTTGCCGACATAGATTATCGGTCTTTGAATTATTCAACGATAAATGCTCCAGGGATACAGTGGATAAGAAAGTATGCCTTAGCATTGTCTAAAGAATTACTTGGAATTGTTAGAAGTAAATATAGTTCAATCCCAACACCTGGTGGTGATATCTCAGTTGATGGTGATACTTTAAGAAGTGAGGGGGCTTCAGAAAAGGAATCTCTAATAGCTACTCTAAGAGAGGACCTTGAAGCATCATCAAGAAGAAATATGCTTGAGGCTAAAAAGGACGAAGCAGAATTCCTCAGAGAAACAATAACCAATATTCCATTAAATATCTATATAGGTTAATATGGGATTATTTGGATCATATAGAGATGTAAGACTATTCAATCTAATGAATAAGGAGCTTATAAATGAGGTCATAGGAATATCCGTTGATATCTACAAATCCTCGTTGAAGGATATGGATGAAAATCTATATGGAGAATCGATAAATAAAGTATACTTCCCAGGTGTTCGAATTGCATGTATGGTAGAAGTTGACTCCAAAGAATATGTATCTGATGAGTTTGGTGTAGATTTCAACAAGACGGCAAGATTTAACTTCCTTAGAGAGGAATTAAGGACTGTGGCTAATCTGAAACTTGAGGTTGGAGATATTATTGGTTGGGATGATGCTTATTGGGAAATTGACACTAAGAGTGAAAGCCAATATATAGCAGGTAAAAATCCTAACACCGATAAAGGTGATGGGGCTCATGGAGGGAACTTTTCAGTACTGTGTGAAACTCACCAAACAAGAAAAACCAAGCTCAATATCGAAAAGATACATAGAGCATATAATAATAAGCTTAGGAATATATAATGGCAAAAGAGATAGATAGATCCAAACAGATCGATATGACCGGCTCTAAGAAAGCCATTTCCCTAGGTTTATACGACATAGATTCCGTTATTAAATACTACTTTGATAATGTAATACAACCCACAGTAACAGGCCACGACGGTAAAACCCCTGTACCTATAATATATGCCTCTCCTGAAAAATGGAAGTCAATATCTAAAGGGGGATTTCTAAGGGACTCTAAAGGTAAGATCCAACTACCTGCAATTGCATATCAGCGAACCTCAATGGAAAATTCTATGGTTGGCTCAAAAGTGGACGCAAACAACCCACTCGTCCAATCTTATCAGGAATCGTGGACGAAGAAAAATAGGTATGACAACTTTGCAGTTCTAAATGGAAGGGTGCCTGTAAGAGAATTCACAAATATAGTTGTACCGGACTATGTTAAATTAGCTTATGATTGTATTATATGGGCAGACTATATAACACAATTAAATCTAATCATAGAAGATATCAATTACGCTGCAAATCAGTATTGGGGAAATGAACGTTTCAAATTCCTATCAAAGATAACCAGCTTTGCTACATCATTAGCCTCTGATAACGGAGAAGACCGAGCTTCAAAGGCTACATTCACAATAGAAATGAATGGATATATTATTCCAAACAACATACAAAAATCATTAAGTAATTTCGATCCTCGAACATTTTCTCCTGCACAAATAGTGATGGGCCAAGAAACGTTAGGATCCTTGGATGATATCCCAAACAAAGAATAAGAGTTTATATTATGTCAAAAGAAAACAAGTTTACAGCAGAAGAAATGGAAGCAGTTTCATCAATTAAAACATCGTTCGAAGAATTAACATTTAAATTTGGTCAAATAGAATTAGAAATACAAAACCTCGAACTAGAAAAAACAAAGCTAAGAGAAGAGCTAGTTTCAGTAAAAGCCAATGAATCTAAAACCATAGCAAGTATAACTGCTAAATATGGTGACGGAACATTAGATCCTGAAACAGGCGTTTTTATTTCTAAATAGGTGATGTTTGAACTGCCAGAAATATATTTATATATTGAATAATAATACAATCTATTAGGAGACGAATAAATGGCTGAAAAAATAATAAGCCCCGGTGTATTTACGCAAGAAAATGATTTGTCATTTGTATCGCAAGGTATTGGTGAAATAGGAGGAGCTATTATAGGCCCTACAGTCAAAGGCCCTGCATTAGTACCAACAATAGTATCAACCTACCCAGAATATGTTCAGCTATTTGGTGATACATTCACATCTGGTAGTACTGTAACAGAATACTTAACCTCAATCTCAGCAAGAGAATATCTAAAGCATTCAGGTGCTTTAACCGTAGTCCGAATCCTTGGTGATGATTATTCAAATGCATCTGCATCTGTCGATGCTTCAGGATCTATTAGCACACACCCATCCGCATCATCTGGTTCATATACAGTTGCATCAAATGCTACGGACGACAGATATAAGTTTACAAACCCGGTCACATCAGTATCAACAGTGTTTGTTTCATCTGTCAGTGGAGAAGGCGACTCGCCAGACGGGCTAATCAACTTTTTTGAAAAAGGTGACACTGCAGCATCACAATCATTTAATCTAGCAGCAGCAGTTAATACTGCTGCCATAGGATTAGAAGCTTCAAGTCCTTTGGATACAGCAGTATTTTCGATCGTTTCATCTATATCAGGTTCTGCATATAATGGCTTTACATTGACTACAGCTTCAGCTACAGCCCCAAACACATACGCTGCGGCGATTAGTACACTTGGTGGTGTTACTGAAGCAGGAACAGCAACCACTCCATTTAAGTTAAATACTATTGCTGATGGCAGAATTATGAATTCAGCGGGTGTAGAAACAACTAACAACGCATTAACCGATGGTAGAAAAGAAAGTCTAAGATATGAGATTTCAAACGTCAGTGAAAAAAGAGGTACATTTACACTATTGATCCGTCGAGGTGATGACACATCTAAACGCAAAACTATTTTAGAGACTTGGTCAGGTCTAAGTCTTGATCCAAATCAACCAAACTTTATTAGCAAAATGATTGGAGATCAATACCAATCCCTAAAAACTGACGATGGCACATATCTCCAACCAACTGGTAATTTCCCAAACAAGTCAAAATATGTATACGTATCTGATGTTAACGAAATACCAGACTATCTTGATGCAAATGGAAACACTGCTTCAGCAAACCTTCCAAACTTACCTAAAGCATCTTCTGGTTCTTTCACAGGTGGTAGTGATGGTGGACACGTTACACCAGCAAAATACTTTGAGGGGATTACTCCAGGGAACGTACAAGGACTAGATCCAAGGGCAGCTGGTACAACTAATGGGTACAACAAATATGCATCAGCAATAGACCTATTAAGTAATGCAGATGAGTATGATGTCAATATGATATCAATGCCAGGTATAACTACTTTCGATCATTCTGGATTGACCAACAAACTTATTACTGCTTGTGAAACAAGAGGTGATTGCTTTGCTGTTATTGATCCTTGTTTAGCTAAACAAACTATCGCCACAGCCACAGGACAAGGTGAAACCCTTGACACAAGTTATGCAGCTATGTATTGGCCTTGGGTACAGACTTCAGCAAATGGTAAATTTGTTTGGGTTCCACCATCAACCCTCATTCCTGGTATTTATGCCTTTAATGATAAAGTTGCTGCTGAATGGTATGCTCCTGCAGGTCTTAACCGAGGTGGTTTAGAAACTGTAGTTCAAGCAGAGCGTAAGCTAACACATGCAAACCGTGACACTTTATACGAGGACAATGTTAATCCTCTAGCAACCTTCCCAGGTGAAGGCGTAGTAGTTTGGGGTCAAAAGACTCTTCAAAAGAAAGCTTCTGCTCTTGATCGTGTGAACGTACGTCGATTACTAATCAATCTTAAGAAATTCATAGCTAGTACTTCTAAATACTTGGTATTTGAGAACAACACAGCAGCTACTCGTAATAGATTCCTAGGTTCAGTTAATCCATATATGGAAGCTGTTCAACAGAAACAAGGTCTATATGCATTCAAAGTAGTTATGGACGAGTCTAACAACACTCCAGATCTCATTGATAGAAATATCATGAAAGGAGAGATTTACTTACAGCCTGCAAAAGCTGCAGAGTTTATCGTAGTTGACTTTAACATCATGCCAACTGGTGCAACTTTCGAAGACTAAGATATTTATATACAAGGAGAAACACTAAATGGCAAATTTAATAGAACCAAACGAGCTGATGCACATCAACTTTGAACCGAAGGTTGCAAACCGGTTCATTATGAGCATTGAGGGAATTCCATCATATCTTATACGTAAGACCGCTAGACCTTCAATTAAGAATACTGAGCAAGCTATCAAGCACATGAATTCAACCAGATATATTAAAGGTAGAAATGAATGGGAGGCAATCTCAGTAGAGCTTTACGATCCGATTGTACCATCGGGAGCACAAGCAGTAATGGAATGGGTTCGTTTACATCACGAGTCGGTAACAGGAAGAGATGGTTATGCAGATATGTATAAAAAGGAGGTAACAATCAATGTGTTAGGTCCTGTAGGAGATAAAGTTGAAGAGTGGACATTAAAAGGAGCATTCCTAACAGGTGCTACATTCGGTGAACTCGACTGGAACGATGATGGAACTCCTTTAGCTATAACGTTAGACATCAGATTCGATCACGCTATCTTACAATACTAAGATTAAATAATATATTTAAGAAAGGCTCCTTTATGGAGCTTTTTTTATTGCTATATATTTATATATACGAACCCCACAAGGAACATAAATTATGAATAAAGTTACAGATGATTACCCGGGCAAAGCCCTCTCCACAGACGAGCTAAAACAAAAACTTGCTAAT